ATGGTTTAAGAGTTTACGATCTTGTACCAGATAATCCCCAACCTCCTTCTGCCATAATTGGTCAGTTGGATCTTACTTTTGATCTGAACAATGCCAGAGGTTTAGATCAGGCTAATATTGACGTATTAGTGATTGTCCAGAGATTCTCTGAACGAACAGGTCAAGACAAATTGGACAAATATTTATCAGGATCTGGCGACTATTCAATAAAAGCTGCAATTGAAGCAGATCGAACACTAGATGGTTCAGTAGATACTCTTCGAGTTACCTCTGCGCAATCTGGAGTTTACCAAGCTGCAGATATTGAATATTTGTCCTATCGTTATCAAGTTACGGTCTGGGGATAAGGAGAACCATGACATACACAATCACATCCGACATTTTAGTTGTCGGAAAGAAAAGAAAAGGTGAAACTATCACCGAAAAAGAATTGCTTGATGCTAATTGCAACATCGAGGCACTTATCGAAGCAAAGCATGTAACACCAAGCAATGTCCAAGCCAAACCTGAAGTAGAAAAAGGAGCCGACGAATAATGGCCCGTTTAGTACTAACTAACGCATACATCACAGTAAACGGTGTGAATCTTTCAGATCACATTGCTTCTGTGACACTCACAACAAATCGAGATGTTGTAGAAACTACAGCATTTAGCTCAACTGCAGCTCGTACACGAATCGGTGGACTAGCTGATAACTCAGTAACTCTTGAATTCCATCAAGATTACGCAACTTCAAGTGTAGAAGCAACAATCTACCCACTGCTTGGATCAACAACTTCTGTAGTTGTAAAGCCAAATGGTGCGACTACTGCAACTGACAATCCGTCATACACATTTAGTGCACTCGTTTCTGAGTGGACACCACTGAATGGCGCAGTTGGTGAATTGGCAACAGCTTCTGTTACTTGGTCAATTGACGGCGCAATAACAAAGGCAACTGCATAACATGGCACGTATAGTTCTTACTAATTGTCAAGTAGTTTTTGGAACAACAGACATTAGCTCATATGTAACGTCTGTAACCTTAAACTCAACATACGAAGTAGTTGAAACAACTGCTTTTGGCAATACAGCAAGGACACGAGTTGCAGGTTTGGCGGATAATAACATTTCTCTTGAGTTTAACCAAGATTATGCAGCAGGAGCTCTCGAGGCAACAATTTATCCAACACTTGGAACCGCTGTCTCAATGACTGTAAGACCAATCAATGGATCATCTCCAACTTATACATTTTCTGCATTAGTGTCTGAATGGACACCATTAAATGGAGCCGTTGGAGAACTTGCAACTGCAAGCGTATCTTGGCCAATATCTGGTACAATAACCAAGTCATAACTAACACTAAGGGGGACGTCAATGGACGGTCTTGCAATTAAAGTAAAAACAACTGATGGTCTTGAAGCAAGTTATAAACTTACTCCAAGAGTTATTGTTGCATTCGAACAACAGTTTGGAAAAGGTTTACCTAGACTGATTGGCGAAGAACAAAAGATCGAACACATTTACTGGCTAGCATGGAAATGCATGCAAGTAAATAACGTTGTTGTAAAACCATTTGGTCCTGAATTTCTAGATACTCTGGTATCTGCAGAATTGGATTCAGATGCAAATTTCGGATCCACCGAGACAGTTTAACTTATACTATTGCATCTATCTCGGTGGAAACCGGAATACCTACGCAAGATCTTTTAGATTCACCGCCAGGTATTCTGGAAGCCATACTCGCTTATCTGAAAGAAAAAAATAAAGGTGGATAATGGCCGAAGAAGCAGTAGTAGTATTAACTGGAATTGAAGAAACAGTAAAATCATTAAAGCAATTTGATGAAAAAGCTGTACGACAATTCAATAAACTTGTCAATACAGAACTAGGCAAAGCCGAATCAGCTGCTCACCAACTCGTTGATAATATTCGTTCAAGTACAACACAAACTCCTATGCGTAATTGGAGACCTGTTGCTGCAACCAATGGACGAACTTGGGGAGGTGCAGGTTGGCCTGCTTGGAATGTTTCTGAAGTAAAAGCTGGAATTAAAAAGACTCGTACACAAAGACGAGTCAGAGGAGATTACACAACTTCAGCCGGTGCATTGTTAAACCAATCAGATGCTGGTCGTGTATTCGAATTATCAGGAAGAAATAAAAAAACTGGCACTTTTATTGAACGGCTAAATTGGTTTGGTAAAGCCTCTCGCCTCGTCTGGAAAGTAGTAGACAAAGAGCGTCCACGTATCGAAAAAGAAGTAGCAAAAGCATTAGAAGATCTTAAAAGGCAACTACAAGATCATCTTGATAAGTCAGGAAAGGCGTAATTATGGCAATTGGTGCAGTAGTCGCCCGCATCCTGACTCAGTACTCTGATAAAGGTACTAAAGCTGCTATCAAAGACATTAACAAGCTAGAAAAGCAGTTTAAGAATTTTTCTAACAAAGCAGTCAAAGCATTTGGAGTTGCAGCTGCAGCCGTTGGCGCTTTTGCAGTTAAAGTTGGCTACGATGCAGTAAAAGCTGCAATGGAAGATCAAAAGTCACAAGTTTTACTAGCAAATGCACTTAGAAATACTGTTGGCGCAACTGATGAAGCAATTGCTTCTATGGAAGCATACATATCTAAAACACAATTAGCATTTGGAGTAGTGGACGACCAACTTCGTCCTGCTTTGGCAAAACTTGCAGCATCAACAGGAGATCTTGGAGATGCACAAAATCTTCTTAATGTTGCTTTGGACATTTCAGCTGCCAAAAATATAGATCTTGAGACAGCAGCAGGTTTACTAGGTAAAGCGTACAATGGAAATCTAACTTCACTTAAGAAGTTATTCCCACAAATATCTGCGACTACAATCAAATCCAAAGATTTTGCTGCTGCATTGGCAGAAGTCAATAAAGAAGTAGGCGGAGCGGCAGCGGCTAGGGCCAACACATTTGCTGGACAAATTGAAAGAATTAAGATTGCATTTGGTGAGGCATCTGAAACTTTAGGTTACAAATTGTTACCTTTGGTTACACAGTTTGCTGATCTTGTGATCCAAAAAGTAATTCCAGCTGTCCAGGCTTGGGTTGATGAAAATGGTGACAAAATTGCTGCAGGATTTCAAACTGCATTGCAATATGGCATTGCTTTTGCTAAGTTTATGTATGATTTATTTAGTTTTGTATCACGCAATGTAAAAGTATTTGCAACTCTTGGTGCAGTTATTGTTGCAGCACTATTTGGAGCAAAAGTTGCAGGAGCAGTTGCTGCATTGGTTAAAGGTATTCAAGCAATTATTACCGTGATGAAAGCACTGCGTACAGTTTCACTCGCTTCAGCGGCGGCAACCGCATTGGCGACTGGTGGTGTTTCTGCAGCCGCAGGAGCAGCAGCTTTTGGCGTGGCATTGGTTGGTATGGGATTAGCTGCAAAGAAATTTAATTCTGATTCAGATAAAGCAGCAGATAGTCTTGGCAAATTTAAGTTAAATGTAAAAGGCTTAAATGTTGAAGCCAAAGATTACACTGCCAATATAAAAGGTATAACTGGAGCAACAGAAAAACTCACAGATAAGCAAAAAGAAGAGTTAGAAGTTGCCAAAGGTCTTGAAAGATTACGCAAACTTGGACTTAAATCAAGCAAAGATCTTAAAGCACAAGATCCAGTTACTCTTGAGGCAATTCGTCAAAACCAACTTAAGCAACGTAAACTTGGACTATCTGCACCTAGTATTTCGCTAATTGCAGCATCAGGTAAAGGCAGTATTGCAGGCAATACCACAATGAACGGTGGTAATATTACTGTCAACGTTGCAGGTTCTGTTATATCGCAAGGGGATTTAGTGACTCAGATCAAGAATGGTTTAGAAGTACTTTACCGCCGTAGAGGCGGCAGTGGATTTGCGGTGCTCTAATGCCAATGCCAACATTAGTAGTAGGTTTTGGTACAGGCAGCGGATTTTCACCTGTAACAACATCTGACATTCTTGAAGTAAGTATTCGTCGTGGCCGTGAAATGCAAAATACATTTCTAGATTCAGGAACCGCGGTAGTTGTACTTAATAACCAAAGCGGTAACTATGATCCAAGCAATGCATCTAGTCCATGGTACGGAACACTTACTGCAGGAATGCAAGTACAAATAACAGGCAATGGAATTGCTATTTTTACAGGTTATTTAGAGGACAATGTTGTAAACCAAGGTATTTACCCAACAGTTCAATTGACATTTGTTGATGGTTTAGCAAAACTTGGTAAAACTATTGCACCAGCTTTAGCAGTTTCAGATTATCAAGAATCTGCAGCAACTAGAGCAGGTCGGTTACTTGACATGGCATCTTGGCCAGCAGGATCTAGATCTCTTACCGGAACTGTTACCATGTTAAAAAGCGCATTTGGTTTATCTGTATTAGATCATTTAGAACAATGTGCAAATGTAATTGGTGGACGATTTTATATTAGTCGAACCGGTGTAGCCACTTTAGTTCCACTTGCAAACAAATTTAGTCGACCAACACAGTTGCTATTTAGTGACCAAGGTGATGCCTACTCTGTTGGCTACGATGGAATCTATACAAATCCTGGAACCGATTATGTCTACAATCAAGCAATCATTTTCCGTGGTGCTAAGAAAAATCAGATAACCATTACTTATACTCCTAGTGTTTCTACATATGGACTTAAAACTAAGAAATTAGATGCACCAATACTTTCAGAAACAAGTGCAGTAAATCTAGGAGTCTATGCTGCAAGAAAAGACGCAGATGCAGTTGTTTTAGCAGAACAAATTGACTTTAGTGCATTAAATCTTGGAGTATTACAAACAGATTTTCTAGAGACAGAATTGAACGACCAAGTAACAGTCAAAAGAGAAACATACGATAACCGAGTTATTACAATCAATGGTGTAATTGAAGGAATGGCTCATAGTATTACTCCTGAAGATTGGCGAGTCAGTTATTTCACATCAGTTTTAGATCCGTATTCGATAACTATCTAAGGGGAGGTTACAAATGCCATTATGTCCACAAGTAACTAATACTCCGGTAGCGATTTCGTTTGGTGCTTCATATAGCAATACAACTCTTATAGCTGGAGATGTTCCTGCAACAGTTGAAGAACTTGAATCTGTTGAAGTAATGGTAAATGGCAAAAATAAGATCTATCGTCAAGCAACAGCGCCTACAGGAGCATTAACCGAAGGCGATGTTTGGTTTGATACAGATGATAATAATATTCAGTATTACTGGACAGGAACAGCATGGGTTTCTGTTAGAGATCTTGGAATTCAAACTGCTTTAACCGCATCTGCAGCTGCAGAAGCAGGAGCCGCAGCCGCAGCTTCAGCGGCAGCCGCAGCATCTGCCGCAGCAACTGCAGCACAAACAACCGCAGATGGAAAAAATAGAATTTATCGCCAAACAACACAACCATCTGGTGGAACATACGCAGAAGGTGATCTTTGGTTCGATACTGATGACGACAATAAGTTTTACCGTTATACAAGCGGCGCCTGGTCAGGATTTACATTAGGCGATGGTGCTTTAGCATCATTATCTGCAACTAAATTAACTGCAGGAACAATTGATGCATCTGTTATTACTGTGTCCAATATCAATGCTGGAAATATTTCTACAGGTACTTTGGCAGCAGATAGAATTGCCGCTGCATCAATTACTGGCGCAAAACTAGTAGCAGGAACAATTGAATCAGCTCAAATTGCAACCGGAACGATTGTGGCATCTAATATTGCTGCTGGAACTATTACTGGTGCAAAAATAGCGGCAACTACAATTACTGCAAGCAATATTGCGACTGCAACTATTACAGCAGATCAGATTGCTGGAGCCACAATTACCGCAGCAGAAATTGCGTCAGAAACAATTACAGCAGCTGAAATTGAAGCTGGATCCATCACCGTAGATCGTTTAACTGCCGGTACTTTAACTGCTTTTACACTTAGAACCTCGTCTGGAGCTCGACGTGTAACAGTTTCTGCTTCTACAAACTCCATTTCATTCATGGAATCAAGCACAACTGTTGGTCATATTGGTCCTGCTTCTATTGATGGAATTGTCATGCATTATGGATCAACTTTTAACCCTGCGGTAACTACTTATCCAAATGCTTATGTGTCATCGGGCGATGCTCGAATAGCATTCAGTTCAACCAAATATGTCCAAGTCAGTACAACTGGAGTTGTTGTAAGTGGCGACTTTTATAGTCTTACAAACTTTTATAATCAAGACACGACTACAACAACAAATGCTGCAAATACATGGATGTCGTCAACAACAGGACTTACTCGTAGAAGTACTGCATCAAGTTTAAGATATAAAGAAAATATTGTGGATATACGTAGTGTTCCTGAATTAGATCCTAAAAAACTACTTGACGTACCGGTACGGGCATTTAAGTACAAAGCAGATTATTTAGATGGAAATGACGATAGGTCAGGTTCATTATTACCTGGATTTATTGCAGAAGAAGTTGCTGAGACATATCCTATTGCCGCAGATTTAGTTGATGGCCAAGTAGAATCATGGAATGACCGATATGTAGTTCCTGCATTATTAGCACTTG